AAAGCCTATCTTTCGTTGTAATGGTCGGGGAAGGCGCATTTACTGAATGATTATTACCGTTTCCGTAATATGCCGAAATAAATTCAGCTCCCACTAAACTATGATGGTCTACGGTCGTAATGGTTCCTGCTACGTTGTCTACGCTTGAAACCTTGCTTTCCGGGTGTCCGCTAAAATGCTTTGCGAGAAAATGAATGTTCGCTATACCTAACCTATTTTGGCAAGCTACGGTAGGGCAGGGTTCATCTATCGAAGGCGGAATATGTTTGCCCGTTTTCTTATTTACTGAATTATATTTAATCAAAAACGAATCCTTACCGCCTGCTACGAACTTTATAAGACCCGCGTATATGCGCTCCAAGGTCTTAGGAGAAAGCGGTTTTTTACGATTAAATATACTTTCCCCTTCATCGGAAAAGTCTAAAACTTCTTTTACGGGCTTCCACTTCTCTAAGCTGCCGAAAAGGTCGCCGCCCCCGGTCTTTGAATGTGTGGGTTTAGGCCAAACGATAGGAAGGCAATGTTTGGCAAATACTCCGAAGAATCGCTTTCGGCTGGTATAGGCCCCATAATCCGCCGCGTTTAGTATTCTATGGTCGAACTTGTACCCGTAGGCTTTTACGTTATCTACCCAATTAGTATAAAGCCGCCCTTTGTCCCTGCTAATCGGTTTCCCGTTTTCGTCCAAGTCGCCCCAGCTCATAAATTCCTCTACGTTCTCTATTTGGATATAATCGGGGTTTAGGGCTTCTATATACCTAAACAAGTGTTCGGCAAGGGTACGGCTATCTGCGTCGCGGGGCTGTCCACCTTTGGCTCGGCTAAAATTGGTACATTCAAGCGAAGCCCAAAGTACAACTTTCGCCATAGGATACATTCGGCGCATTTCGGCCGTATGTTCTTTCAATGGGCGCAAGTCCAAAGTTCGCATATCTTCCGTATAGTGCTGCGCTTCGGGGTGGTTTGCCGCATGGCTCGCTATGGCGTTAGCGTCGTGGTTTACGCAGGCTATAACCTTCGCACATTTACTCCCATTATAGTTGGCTTTCTCTACGCCTGTACTCGTACCACCTGCACCGCAAAACAAGTCTATATAAAGTAATCTAATATCTTCCATTTCGTATTATAGTAAGACGGTAAGAGGTAAAATTAGTCTTTTGATAGGTGTGCTTTAACTGCATTTACATAGGCCCTAAATTCGGGGGTATATTGGTAATCGTCCGGGAACTTTTTAAGGTAGTATATTATTGTAGCGTGGTTCCGTTTCATATCCTTTGCAATCCTTACTACCGTTGCTCCTTCTTCCCGGCATAGCTGGGCGAAAATCATGCGGGCGAAAACGTGCTTTTGCTCTCGGCTTTCGCCTACAATATCATAGAAGGCAACGCCCATGCCTTCGGCTATTGCCTGCTTTATGTGCTGGAAGGCTGGTACTTCTTCGTAAATAATTGTCTTCCCCGTTAATTCTGCCAAGTTTTTTTCAAGTGTAGCCCCTTTGGAAAAAAACCAATCGGGCAACAAATAAATAGAGTCGCACCCCATAAGCAGAAGAACGTCCATAGCTACGTGGGCTTCCCAAGAAGCGGTATCCGGAATACCGTTTTTAAGGGGGTTCACTACTTCGTAACCTTTGGCTTTTAACTTGGCTTCTGTTTCGTTGAACTTATCCGTTACTTCATCTATTGGTAGGCCGCTTATCCGGCCCGATATGTATATCTTTCCCATAATGGCTATTATTTTCTATAAGAATGGTTTATAAACGGGATTCTATCGAACATTTCCGTAAATCGGTCTGCAATTCGTTCTCCGTATTTGTTCGCCAGGTCTTCCGCGTTTAGGTTGCTGGTCATAATTGTAAATAGCTGCCGGTCGTACCGGTAGTAAATCGTATCGACAAAGGGGCTAATTTCATTTCCCCAAACCTTCACTACGGAAGGTTCCGTACCTACGTCGTCAATAGCTAATAGCTCGGCTTTCTTAATGCCGTTAAATCGTTCCGGTTCGTTCTTCGCTATGTCTGCAAGCTCTAAGGCCGATACCGTCCTAACCGTCTTTCGTTGGTCGAAATATGCACTTTCGTACAGAATCCCTATAAGGCTACCTATCGCACGGGCTAAGGTGCTTTTACCGTTACCTACCGTTCCGAATAACAGAAGCCCCGGTTTACAATTGCCTGTAAGCCATTTTGCCGCCTTTTCTATATGGCTTTGTGTTGCTTCGTCGTCTATGAACTGCATACGCCGCCGCATAACTTCTGCTATATAACATTCCCGCAACATTGCCGGCACGTCTTCGGGGTATTTATCAACCTTAAAGCGTTCCGGTAAAGCCCTTCTTTGAAGTACCGCCCGGAACCGGGTTAAGTCCACCCGTTGCAGCCCCTGTTTGTTGTCCTTTTCGTCCATTTCCGCTATTCGCTATATCGTTACGTTCCCAAGTTCTAACCGCCGCTTTCCAATCCTTCATAGGGTTGCGGCCTACCTTCCAACCGTTTGAAGTGTAGAAGTCTAACCATGCCTGCGGGTCTACGTCGTTACCCCGTTCTTGACAATACGCCGCAACTTCCTCAAAGGTGGGTTTCTGAAATATTTTACCGCCTTTTGTTTTGGGGGCTACCTTGCTCCTGCTTTGGGGCTTGCCAGCCCCTAATATCGGCCCTTGCGGTAGCTGGGTAATACCTTCGTTCAATACCCGTATAAGGTCGTATTTTTCGAGTTTTTGCAATACCGATTTGTGCGCGTTATTAGTAGGGCTTAAATTCGATACGTCGCCGTACTGAAACGTAATAAATTCGGGGATAAACGCTTTACTTCCATTATTGAAGAAATAGATTCTTCCGGCAAAGGCTTTTTCGAAATCTTCCAAAGTGTACGTTTCGCCGCAATAAAGCCCGGCTACTTCTAAATCTACTTCCCATATTCCGGCGTTATCGCATTCGCAAAAAAGGTACACCCAAAGCAATTTATAAGCGGGCGGTAATCCCCTTGTAAATCGCTTCTTAAATAGGTCTGTATCTATAAATCTTTTTGCCATTTTGTTACTTGTGAAAGCTACCCCGGACCGGAAACCGGGGTAGCTGGGTTAATACTGCTATTGCTCAATAATCGCAATTTCGGGACTTAGCCCCCTAATTAGCTCTATTTGGGTATCTATAATTCTGTCGCGCAAATCTTCTAAAAGCTGGCAAGCTCCGGGGCTTACAAGTTGCAAGGTTACTTCGCGGCCGTTTACCGAAGCGTAAAATTCAACTTCGATAGTTTCCGCCGGCATACCTTTGAAAATCGGAATTTGAAGGGTAAAGGCTTCCGGCAGGTTACTCATAACCACGCCGCTATAATTGTCTTTGAAGTCGCCCTTTTCGCTCTTTTGCTTCTCCACCTTGGAATTTACGGTAGCTTCGAAGTTTTTAAGTTCAGTAACGAGCTTCATATTCGCGGTTTTGTCCGGGAAAAATGCGCGGTTCATTTTGAAGAACTGCCCCAACTCGTTAGGTTCCCAACCTTTGCCGGTGTTAATCCCAAATTCGGTAAATTTGGGGTGCTGGGAAAGACGACCTACCACCCGGCCCGTAGTATATTCGTCGTTCTCGTTCGTAATGAGTGTAATGCACACCTTTTCCCGGTCTACCAAAACGTGGCACCGCTTCGGGTTTATTTGGTCGGCTTCGGAAAGTCGCTTTTCTAAGAACTCTACCGGCGCACCGATAACACCGGAAAGGTCTATTTTTACCGGGGCCTTGGGGTCAAGAACTGCGGGGGCTTCACCCTCACGTACGATAATTTCCGCCTGCGTAGTTCCTTCGGGAAGGTTTACTACTACTTTCTTATTTTCGTCCATATTCTTTTATTTGTTAATTGTGAAACTTTTACTTGGTTTGAAGTAGGCTACTTCGTGCGCCGGTATGATAATCGTAGTACCGGCGGTAATGTTACGGGCCTTCTTTTCGGCCCGTTTCTTTGGCTGGAAGGTGCCGAATCCGCGAAGGTAAACGGGTTCTTTTCGCTGTACGGTTTCCTTAATCACGTCTAAGGCAGCTTCTATAATCGGTCTTACGCTGCTATCGTTTTGGCCGGTCTTACTTCCAATTGCTGTAATTAAATCTTGCTTTGTCATTGTTTTGTTTTTTAGTTATTAGTACCTGTTTTTCTTCCAATCTGGAATAGCGTTGTTTGTAATTCTTCGCTGTATGCCGGACGGCTCTCTATAAGGTCGCCGTTCTCATTGTAATAGCCTACTTCGCGGGTTTCTTGGTCGATGAACTTAAAGCACCTTTCGGTAACAAATTCGGCCTTCTTTTTCAACCCTTCCAAGGTCTTTTTTCGCTCCGTCGTAAGGGGTTCCAAACGGGCCTTAAAGTCCTTCATCGCGGCCGTCTTTTCTTCCTCGATGTCGTTAATTTCGATGTCTGTTTCCGAAAGGCTTTCTTTCATGCGGGCCAATTCTTCCGGGGTAAAAGGTTTCATATACCCCTTTTCTTCCACCGCGTCGCAATTATCCATAAGGAAGGCTACGCGCTTCTTGCCTTGTTCGAGGTCTTTCCCTAATTCTCTTTCCATGTTGCATTATTTTTTGATTAAAAGAAAATCGTTATAAATATCTTCGAACTGATTGCCCGCGTACGCGGCGAGTTCACGGGTTTTATAGCAAAGCCGAGAGCCGAAATACGCATCCGAATACGAAGCCGCGTAATCCGCACTCGCGTACGAAAAGCCGGCAGACGCGGTATTATACACAAACCAAGGCCAATATTTATACTCGTTGCTATTAGCCCAATCCGGTTGCCAACCTTCGTTAAGGGCTTCGGCAATAGTCTTTAACTTGCGGTAGGCTATTTCGTCCTTGGTAAAGCCCAACTTCGCTAATACGGCTTCGTTCATCAGATCGGAAGA